ATTTAACCGACTTAAATCCAAATAATCTTACTAAAAAATTCATAATTTTACCGACAATAGTAACGATGTCGAGAATTAAATTAATGATTCCTGATACTATATGTAAAATGAAAACTAACGGAACAATTAAGTTTACCGTAATAATTGAAATTAGAGAATTAAAGAAATTAATAATACTACCCAAGAACGTGGGGTGTTTAATACCATCATTCGTTGGAAACTTATTGACCCTAGCATCGCATAAATCATCTGATATTCCTTTTATCGGATCATTATATATTAAATTACTTACAGTATAAACCCTATTATAATTGAATTCATAGAATGTATCCTCACAAGATATAGCATCAGCTGAATTAGTGTAGCCCGACCAAGCAAGGCCAAAATAATAAGAACCCCTAAGTTCTTCAATAACAACTGTATCAGCAGGAGATGTTTTAGTAATTGGATCATCATTTGCTCCTGGGTTTAAAGTCCTCCACCCATACTCCTTAATATTAGGCAATAAATATGTGGCTCTTTTTGTTGATTTATTTAACTCATCCGATTGCTCCCACTTAACCTTAAATCTATATTTACCCTTTGTTGGGATGCCCCTTGTCTTATCTGTTGTTATTATTTTCTCCCCATTCTCATCTGTAATAACATAATCCAAATTCATCGGAACATCTACAATCCAAGCACCATTATCATCAATAACATACCCCCCACCTTCTATCTCGTATTGTTCTAAAATTGGCTTATCTAAATTATCTACATCAATTGTTTGCCTGATTGCTAATATTTGCCCAGTATTCGCAATCAAATTACATAACTCACCTTGTTTGTTTGGTTTGTTGCAACTTATTTTTGTTGCTAACTTATCTGTTGTTGATATTATTGAACCAATAAAAACAGATGTTGGTTGTATGTCAATATTCGCGTCATCCCTTAAATCAAAATCAACCCTATTAATTGCTGGCTGGCATATTTCATCATCCCCCCATAATGGCGATACATCAACTGGTTTAGTTAATGATACAATTTGGGGTAATATTTGCAAGTCAGTTGAAGCCTTAAACTTCCCATCCTTTAATTGGTCTCTGGTCGCCAACCCCATTCTAATTATATCTTCTGGGGTTAATGAAAACTCTCCCATGTCAGATAAATCAAGATCCATAAAAACAACTTGACCGCCAACGGGGACACCAAATATCATATAATCACCACTTGAATTTGTCTTGACCGTATATTTGTAATACTTGTCAAATACTTCAATGGCAACGGTATTTAATAAAACATCATCTAGTGAGGGGAATGTACCCGTTGGAACATGTCCAAAATAAGATTCTTCATAAGGTAATAGATTATATCTATACCCATCTTCATTTGTATCTTTTATATTTCTATAAGGATAAATTGCATTAATAACTTCATTATTAACATCCTCATCGCTTATTGGTATGAAAATTGAAACTTTTGCATTTGGCAATCCAAAGCCTGTATTTGCTGTAACCCTACCTGTTACAACACCATAATTAGCACAATTTAATGAGAAAACATCTGATTGTCTAACTTTAAAGGATAGTATTTCTAAAAATTCAAAATCCTGATTTAACTCAAAATTTACAACTTTGTCTTTACCTATTTCTGTTCTTATTCTAAAAGAGTTGTCCATTTAAACCATTTGATTATATAAATATTTTATTTATTGATTATTTATTATATAATAACTTTGTTTGGCTTAAAATAAACAAATTACCCAATAGTCATTCCAGTTGCTAATTTTGCTTTTACTCTAATATCTTTTTCAGGATAACGAATATGATAAATTTCTGATGGTTGAGAATAAATGGTATCATCTACTGGTTGAATTATTTTATTCTCCTTATCCGAATATGACATTGAGGTTTCTCCCCCAGAATAATCCCCCCCAACTTCATTCTTAATTACCATTTCACTTATTGTAACAACACCAATTAATGTTTGTATGCTACTCTTCAATTCAGATAAATTAACATTTGTCCCCAATTGCATAGATTGTGGTGAAAAATAAGTATTAATAACAGTTATGATATTATTAATAACATCTTTTGACGCAAATCCAGCTGATAACACCACACTAATATCAATGCTTATATCAATCACTTTTGCTGATGTTACAACAACATAATCATTTAACATCCTATAATTGGATAAATAATTGGCAATATTATCCGCCAAATACTTAGAATTATCACTTACTAATTTACCGTTAATATCATAAGAAAGTAGCAAAACTTCTACTTTATTATCTTTCTCTTGAATGGATACCTTGGCAGGTGCTCCAAACTCCGGGGGCATATTCCTAATGATTGACTCGTAATCCCTAATCGTAACAGCCCTCTTTTGTGCTGCAAAATTATATGAAACAAAATTTCTAACTTCTTCAACACTAGGCAATCCAGCACCCCCTATTGCTGGGAATAAGTTATTCACCCTAAGTGAATTAATAACCGCAGACTCTTGTGCAGAATTTCCAGCATTAATAATAAAATTATTAACACCTAATTGCGTTAATGTATTCGGTCCTAAATTTGTATTAACCCCACCACCAACTCTATATTGTATGAACAATGTAGTATTTGGGCGTAATGTTCTACCTAATGAAAAGTTATTTAATATGTTTTCTAATGTTGGGGATTGCCCATTTAATGTGAAATTATTTAATTGTTCCATAGCAGTATTAACACCACTACCGAAAGTAATCTTCTTAAATCCTTCTGGCGTATACTCACTAATAAATCTATTTTCTGTTTGAATGTATTTACCAACTTTTATACCAGCATTACTTGTATCTTTTGTTGTATCAATAATAAAAACACGATCCTCAGCCAAAGAATCAACCTCATACCATCTATCATTCTCACTTAAAAAATCAGCGTTTGGAGGTATGGTTCCAATTTGTCCATTCTTTAATAACACACTTGTTATGCCCAAAACATTCTTTTCAGGTAAAAATAATTCAAAAAATGGTCTAATGTCAGAAGGGGTAATTACCCTCTTGAAAACCTTTGTTGTACCATTAATTACTGGTTCTCTTTTTGTTAATGTATAGTTAATGATTATATTATTTAACCTATTTGGTACAACTGTTCTATTTTTATTTCCTTGGGTATCATAATCAGATGAGAAATCAATATCATTTAATGATTCAAATAATATCCCATTGCCAGTAACTTGCGCACCTCTTTGTAATAAGCCAGCGTATCTAACGTCTGGTTTATCACCAAATACAGGAACTGTTATTGAAAAATCACATAATGTTACAGATGGTCTTTGTCCTGGTATTTTTAAACCGTATGTTTTTGCAATATTATATATTGATGATTTTTGCTGCGCATATTGTAAAACTGTTTCTTGCAAACTTCTATCAATATGATAGTGTAAATTATCAGCAACAGCAGCATTTAAATCTAAAAATACTGAGAATATTGACGCATCATTAAAATCGTTTATTAAATCAGGATAATATGTTTTAACGTAATTTATTAATTCGCTCCTTATCCCTTGGAAATCCCTTACACCATAAGATATTTTCTTGTCTGTCATATTATATATTTATAATTACAAAATCACTACCACTAAAAGTGTTATTTGTTGTTGTATATTCTATTTTTATTTTCGCTGTATTCTCATAAGTTCCCTTTCCTGGCGACCTATAAATCTTATCAACAGAACTTGACCCCATTTCATCTAAATTTAATTTGGTTGTTTTAACCTCTTCACTTTCTAAAATAGGCTCAATTGTTATTTTATTCAAAACTAAATTGGGTATATATTTATTAACAGCACTTCTAATGTCATCTTCAATGATATCAAAAGATACAACATCCAAAGGATCAAATAAAAATTCATAAAGTCTAGTGCCGAAATCAGGTAGATAATACCTACTACCTTTTCTGGTTAAAAGTAAATGCAACAAAGACGCTCTTACCTCCTCTGACACATATTCAGTCATCTTTAATGAGTCCCCTCTTGGGGAGGTGTCAAAAGGAAAATCAACCCCATATGTAAAACCCTCTGCCATTATACTTTGTTTTTATATAAATATATCTTTTTTATAAATTTGTAAATGAATTTAATTTATTGTATCTTTGCACAAAAAAAAATTATGGAGAATTTAGTTAAATTAGATGGTAATAGCATGACTGCTGAAGCTAAAAAAATGACAGACCAAATGAATGCTGATTTTAGAGATTATCATATCCCTGGAAACCCAAGAACTGGCGAGCCAGCAATATCTATGATAAACAAAATCACGGATACGATTTCAACGATGAAATCTAAATTCAAAAAGACTAATTTTTCATTTAGTCAAGAGGATGTATTGAAACTTGAACTTGTAAATGATTTGTTGAATGGGAAAGATTATGACAAAGTTATTTATAATTTTAAAGAAAAAAAAGAAAATTTAATTAGAGAAAAGGAAATGGATACTAACCCATTTATTCAAAAACTTATTAACAAACAACCTTTTACGAAGGATGAGTTAATTGTTAAAACTAATTTGGATTTAAGGGGTGTTAAATTCGACTACTTGCCAGAAGGATTGGACGTTAGGGGTAATTTGAATTTAAGTGGCACAAATATCACATCATTACCCATAGGATTAGAAGTTGGTGATACTTTGAGC